ACTCTTTACTTCTTTTTCTAATCGTTTACGAATCGGGTCAGTTTCATATAAACCTTTCATCGCATTTTTCAAACGCTGTACTTCTTGTTCTTGCTCAAATATATTACTAGAGTATTCTTTAGACAGGTTATTTAAACCGTCGAACTCATTAGTTAATGTTTTTATTTGAACAGCAAAACTGCCAAAAAATTCTATTCCGCCTTCTTTTGATAATTTATCTAGTGCAGCTCTGGCTGCAGTAGTATCTTTAAATGCTTCTTCTAGTGATTGTACACGCTTTAAATTATTCTGTATAAATATACTAAGCGGACTATTATCCTTGACACTATTTGCTAAATTTTGATACGATTGTTGCGCAGCTTTTCCTGCTTCTTCTACATTTTTTGCAAGTGTTTGACTTTTCTTAAGCACCTCGTCAGTATCTTTTAACGTTAAGCCTAATATTTTGGAAACGCTTCTAAAACTTTCCTTATCTAGCTTATTAAGAGCTTTTTCTATACCTTCTGCACTAAGTTCTACATTTCCTAGTATGTTTTGTAGTCTACCCTGTAGCTCTTCTCTAATGGCTCCCTCTGGTATCGTTCTAATAGCAGCGGCTACAGCTTCACCTAAGTTTCCTGCTGCAATCTCTTGGCGACTACTTAAACCAGGTAAGAAATCTTTAATAGCATCAATACTTTTATCCCATCTGCTACTAGCTTGTTCGGCTTTTCTAAAAGATTCAGCTACATTACTAATTGCCTCAGTTAAACCACTAAAAGCAGTAATGTTGGCCATAATACTTTCAAAACTAAGCGTGCCCTTGAATTTTTCTAGGGTTTGATTTACAGTTTTTGTATTTTCTTCTAGTACATCAACTGTGCTATTAAATTCACGTACTGACTTACCATTTGTACTAAATAATGAGTCTAGTCCTAGAAATGCACCAATAATAATTTCTAAATAGAAAAATGCTTTATTAAGAGCACTGCCTAAAATTGCAACTGCTCTAGCACTAGCAATCATTACACCTTGAAAAACAGTAGCAAATTTACCTAATCTTCCTAAGTCCTCATCTGCTTGTGCTTTTCCATATAATTCTTTAATACCGCCTGCAAAGCCTTTGCGATCTACGTCACCACTAACTTCACTTAGTATACGAAGTCTAGCAGCTTTAGCAGCTGCCTGATCTCTAATTTGTTCACGCTGCCATAACTCACTTAAAATAGTAGCACGTTTTTGTAGACCTTCTTGTAAGGTTTCATCTACATTAGCTAATGCCTGGCTGCGCTCTAACACTAATTTTTGCGCATCTGCTACTTTTGTCATTGCAGCTGCAATTTTTTGTTTATTAATAGATTCGCTTTGAGCATATTTAGCACTAGTTTCTTGTAGCTTGCTTATGCTCTTTTCATTAGCTACATCTTCTGTAGTAGCCGCACCAAACCATTTACTGCCTGCAACTCGTTTATCCATTCCACCAGTAGCACCAAGTAATTCTTGCTGTGCTGCTTTAAGCTGGCGCTTAGCTTCATCAAGATTTTTCTGTAATCCAGGAATTCCTAGTGCGCGTTCCTGCTTGGTTGCAAAAGCTTCTTGAAAGCTTCTATTAATACTAGTTGCTTTTTCTGCTGCGTCTTTAGCTGCAGCTTCTAGGCCAGCACGCCACTGTCCTAGTGCTGGTAGTGCAGTTTTAGTAATCTTAAGTGCTGCTAGAGCAATAGCTCCAGCTATTAATCCTGTATTATCTGCTAGCAATTTAGCTATAGGTGCTACCAGATTATTTACAACTGTTAGTATATCTTGCGCTACATTTTTAAGTTGCGCTAGTAGTCTATCGTATGGGTTGCCCTCTTGTGCAATTTCTCCAAACTTATCACGACCTTCTTTAAGCACAGCATTAGCAAAAGCTTGGCGACGTTCAAAATCCGTTAATTGAGCCTCAGTTTTACCTACGCTACGAGCATAATCTTCAGCAGCTTTACCTACTTTAGTAAATAAACCTAATTCGTCTAATAGTTCTGGTTCTAGCTTTGTAATACCTCGTGTAAGACGGCTAACAGCATCGCTCATGTTTAAGCCTAGTGCTTGCGCAGCTCCCTTGGCTACTTCTCCTAGCTGCTTAAATTGATCACGTGTCATACCACTGCTCATAGCTTTGGCAGTAGATTCTGCAGCTTCACGTAAACTAATAGCACCATCACTGGCGGCAGCAAACTCTTTGGCTATACCGCCCATAGCTGTACCTGTAGCTGCTCCCAACTGGTCTAGGCTACGAATCATCATATCGGTTTGCATTGCTTCGCGCAGTGCGCTAAACGCAGCAGTTACAGCAAATATATTAGCAGCATAGGTAGCATATAGTCGAACTAAACCACCAAGTCCACGTGCTTGGTCTGCGAAATCTCTAGCACTAGCACCTCCTGCGCCGGCAGCTCCACGAGCACGATTATAATCAACGACTTCAGCTCCAGTCATAGGATCTAAACCTGCGCGGCGCATAGCACCTGCACCGGTTTTGGTACCGCGCATTAAATTATTTGAGCGTTCTAATTGCTCATTGAGTTTCTTAGCATCATTTGTACGAGCTTGTAGAGTTTTACTCTGATCTTGTACGCTAAGATTTATATCTATACGATTACCTGCCATATTAGCTCCAGGTGAATTTTTCTAGCTGCATGTTTTATACGAGATTACACCAAGTATACCACAAGGGTTGTAAAATGTCAACAGTAAATATTTTGTGCAATAAAAAAGCCCGCTAATGTTAGCTGGCGGGCTTTTGTTGTCGTTTATTAATTAATTCTATTCTAACATTATCAATTAGTTTTATTAACTGTACTATTAGTTTTCTATCTGGAGCATCGACTTCCATATAATCTAATACTTCAGTTAAACCTATAAAACTTTTGCCTAAATATAAGCCATTAAATCCTTCCCACTCGTCTTTAAGCATGCGATAAACACTTAATGCTTGTTGTACGTCTAGCGGAAAATCATCATATTCTACAGGTATTTCAGCTGCTAGTGGTTCGCTACCCATCATTTCACACATTTCTAGGTAGCTTTCTTTTGTCATACCAACTTGTTGATTTTGAAAGTAATTATTTAGTTGCGCTTCGACTCCTTGAAGCTGCTCTTGGAAAAGTTTCCCAAGTCACTAACCTGCTCGCTAATAAAACTATCAAAATCACTGGAATTTTTCATCAAGTAGAGAGCGTTCTCACTAGAGTAATTTAATTCATCTTCTGGATCTAGTTGGCTTACATCTACTGGTGCTAGTTGCTCTAGGTATTTAATTTTTAAACCTGTCCAGCTTTTTACTGCATTTTCTACATATAGCTGTAAAAATAATTCGTCATTTAATTCTTCGTGTGGTTGACGATTTTTAAAACTAGTTTTTGTTGCACGCTTACGAATGTTTACAATTGTTTCGCGGCTTAAAAAAGCTAAGTCAATTTTAAAACCTGGCATGCCAGGATATTCTACTTCAATACTTTTTGAAGGTACTAATAAAGATTTTAAACTAAGGTCTGCCATTGTTACACTTTGTTAGTGAGACCGATATAATATCGGTCTCGGTTGATAAAATTTATGCGTAGTATTTTATATTAATTTCATTAGCTTGTGTTAGGTCGAAGTATTCAGCTCCAGTAGTACCGGCTTTACCTTGAGCAGTAAAGTTAATAGTTGTACTAACAACTTGCTCAGTAGCAACTGTAGGAATTGTTAATACCACAGCAGGCATTTCAATTTCTACACGATCAGTAGCACTACTACCACCTATTGCTACTTTAATGTAAAAAGCAGGATCTACGTCTGTACTAGCGTTACTTAATAGTCTACCCAATAAGCCTGCTGTTTCTGTAGTTCCAGTACGTAAGTAAGCAGTCATACTACCACTAATTGCACGTGTTCCAGCAAAATAAGTAGCTGGCTGATTAACTACTCCAATAACTGCAGGAGTTAAATAACTAACATTATTACTGATTGTTAAATTGCCGCCAGTTAATGGTAAATTATAAGTTGTACTAGCACTAGCAGGAGATGTAATATTTTCTCCACTAATATTTGACTTTAGCGTAACTACACTTAGTTTATTAGCTAAGAATACGGCACTAGTAATTTTTGGTAAAAATGTACTTGTTGTTCCTGGGAACAATGTGGTAGTTGCGGTATCTGTTTCATCAACTTTTGGCTGAAAATCTTTATTAACATCATCAATATCAGGTGCGTTTATTCTGCGAATGGCTTTAGCTTGACCCGACCATTGAACACTAGCAATAGCGTCAATACCAAAATCAATTGTTGCTGTGTTTAAACAACAATCATCAATTAAAAAGCAAGTACTATCCATGATAATAATTAAGCCAAATCGTAGCAATTGATGTTTATTACTATTTGTGGCTACACAAGTAGCTGGGCTTGAGCCTGCGGCAACATTTGCCCAAGCAGCACCAGTTACCGGATTAGCACTAGCCATATTCATTGCAACACTGCTAAATAGTGCATTCCATAGCGGAGCTTCTTCTGCGGTTACTAAACTTGTTCCGTCTACACTAGTCTCTACTGGACGAATATAGGTAGTCATATTAAAATCAACAGGATCTAGTTGTGTGTTAAATGTACGCTGTCCACGCACTGGTGTATCACCTGTTTCATTTAATGTAACTGTTTCACTAGTGGTATTTTGACTAAAGCCAAATCCGTCTAATACTTGAATTTCACGAGTATTAGCTTTACTAATTGCCACAGAATTACCACCAATAACTCCTAAACCCGAACCGCTTGTTCCTACTGCAGTAGTAAAGAACACTCTACTATTACGAAGTAAATTAAAACTCATCTTTTTATCCTCTCAAGAGGTGTTCCAGCAATCATTACTAGATGTTTATCTGTACTAGATTTTGGGAACACGGTTTGCTTACATGATCTGATAGCGAACCTGTAAGTTAATCTCGCCAACTGCATAGGGAGCTAAGAGGCCCTCGTCCGTAGTTATTGAGTCTATTAATATTTCTGTTGTTTCATAATTATTGTCTAGATCATATGCTAGCTGCCTATTGGCATCTATACAAGTTTCTAGATCTGTTAGTAGTTGTTCTAGTTGCTCTTGTGCACTGTCTTCACTTTTACAGTATACCTTAACACACACTCCAAGCATGCCCCAGGCAAAATTTGCTGGATGATACTCACGCACCTCAGTGCCAGGACTTAGGTAAACACTGGGAAAATCGTTAACTTCATCCCAGAACTTTAACTTGGCAAAACACTGGTCTTGTAGGTTAGTTACATACGGGGCTGTGCCATCTATTGTTTTAAGTCGCTCGGCAAGGGCTTTGACTATACTAGTTCGTCTGCTCATACTAATACGGCCCTTAATCTTGTTATCTTGGCCTGTGCTGCTATTTCACGTATACTTTTAGAGATTAGCAGTTTAGGGTCTCTACTACGCGGTGATTCTTGTTTCCCACCTGCACTAAATGTGGCATATGGGTTACGCATATAATTGTAATAAGCTGTAATCATACCTTGTCTACTTTGAGTCAATCTTTCTATTCTAGCACTTTCTGCAAATCTACCGCTGCGAAGATTAAGTACATCGCGACGACTACCACTACCCATATTTTGCTTAACGGTTTGTACTAAATTGCTATTTAATAAATTTTGTAATGTACCCAATGAAGTTTCAGTATCTTCAATAGTAGACTGTTGTAGTGGAGGTCTTGTAGAAGGTTTTTTAATTTTTACACTATTTTTTGCAAAGCCAGTGATTTGTGGTTTTGCAACAGGTAACTTTTTCTTATTTGTCACCTTAAAATTTTGTTTAAACCTACTAACTGTTTCGCCTTTAATGGTAGCAACTATTACATTTAATATATAATCAAAAGCACTTGGACTACGCCGAGAAGTTAGTAATTTATAGATATTTCTAGATATATCACTAGCTAACTTTTTCTGGAATGTTAGTAATCTATCAGCAATAGTTTTTAATATTTTCTTTTGGGATAGTCTATTACCTGATTCTAATTCGCTACCGCGTATTTGATTAAAAGGAGAGTTTTCAAACTTTAAAATGTTTCCTCCTATTGAGACGAACATTTTAACAAAACCCTCACTAAAATCTTTATCTATTTCTACAAAATATTCTACCTGCTGAGCATCAGTTATAAATTGAGTAGCTGTTTGTTGTGCCGTATCTATAGAACCACCAGTAGTATTTTCAAGAACATCATAAATAATACTAATTACTTTAGGAGTATTTATTTGTACTTTTATACTATCGCCTTCTTTATATCCTACTGCTATATGTCCATAATTTAAAAATTGACCTATCGACCCTACTTTTTTAGGCAGATCATTACTACGTACATATAAATCTATAGCATTAGATAATTCATTATACACTTCTCGATAATTACTAAACACAAATATTTCGCGCTTACCCGGTATACTAGCATCTCTAATATATACTGGTTTATTAAGTATCTGTGTTCGAACTGTTGCTAGTACATCATTAACTCTAGGTGTTGATACTAATTCTGCTTTATCCCCAGTTCTTATAAGCTGTTCATCGATTAGCGCAGTGTTTAGTTGCTCAGTAATAGTTCTTTTAGAAACAGACCTGCATTTTGTTTTTACTGAATTTACGGCACTTTCAATAATATTTAATATAAGTTTAATTTCATCATCACTAAACTTAAATTTATCAAATTCTTTTATATATTCTTTTTTTGATTCTGTAGTTATACCTATAGACTCTAGAGCTGTACTTAGGTCTCTATAACGATTTAATTCTGTTTTAATATCTGCATAATCGATTACTAACATACTAGGAAAAGCTGCGTCAAGAATTGATCGTAAAGTAGCACTAGGTACTTTAAATGCAGTTTCTCCAGCTGAAGCTAATGATAGTAGTTCTTCTGGGAAGTTCTTTACTATTTCTGGACTAGCTGTTTGTATATACTTCATTACGTATAATCCGCCACATACTGATCTAGTACACGCTTAATATGAGCTGGAAAATTTGTAGTAGCTACATACTGTATTTGTGTTACGTTTGGTGTAACATCTCTGTTAACATGCACAGCACTGTTATTTTTGCTATAGTATTCTACTAGATCAAGTACTGCCAGTTTAAGATCCTCAGGTACTGTTTCGTATCCAGCTGTATAAGTTACGCGATAACCTTTTATGTATGGTTTAAATGCTGTAGTAGCTATACTACGAATAGCATCTCCATCTTGAACCCAGTCTGTAAACTTAACTAGTGCAGTATACGTTTGGCCATAATTTGTACTAAGTGCTACTTGTTGTACTGTGACTACTGGCGTTTCTTTTAATATTAGCTCGCTATATCCACCATCAAATGTTTCAGTTTTAGCTTCATCATAGTAGTCAGTAAAATTTCTTCGACAATAAGTTTTTACTAACTGACTAACTTTAGGAATTAATAAATCAATTTCAGTATCTTTATTTGTACTAGTAATTCCTAAGTAATTTTTATACTCTGTTCTAGTAACTAGCTCAGCCATAAAATCCTCCTGTGTCTCTAAAAGCCAACACGTTAGCCTTTAGAGACAGGGCTCGTAAGAACCCTGCCTAGTTTAAAAATTACTCTACGTAACGGATAGCAGAAACTGCTTCGCCGTCTGTGTCGCTAATTTGTGCCATTGCCATACGCATACTAGCTACAAGAACACGACTCTGTGTTTCAACATTGTCATCTGTATCTACGCGCATACCGCGATGGTTACCAGCAATAAAGTTACGTGGGTTAACAATTAGTGCAGCAACATTACCTGCTGTAGGTGCAGCAAATTCAGCACTAACGATAACTGGTGTATTACCTACTGAACCAATTTGACCTGTTAATAATGTGGCACGATCACCAACTTTATCAACTGTTAGGAAGTTAGCATCTTCTAGTAGCTCGTAATAGCTTTGTGTATTTACAAATACAACTAGTTCACTAGGCTCTAGACCCCAGTATCCTAGATCTTTACGAGCAGCTTGAATCTTAGCAGCTGTTAATCCAGCACCTGCTGTACCAGCAGCAATATCGCTTACATCAAGAGTAACTGCACTGCTAGCGTCATAAGTAGCTAGACCTGTGATTGGGTCAGCACCGGCACCGGCACCAATTAGCATTGCTTTATCAACGCTCTTAGCCATGCGACGGATCATTGCATCACGAACAACTGGTAGAATAGCTACTAGGCTATCTTCATCTTCTTCAAAAGCAATGTACTCACGTGTTGCTAGTTTGAAACTGTTTAGTGTTAGCTCTTTTAGGCGATGTGTAGCTGTTGCACCGCTGCTGTTGCTAGTACCAAACTGTGCGTTTGTAACCCAAGTTGCATAGCCTGCTTCTGGGTTTAGTGGCACTTTCATAATTGGGTTAGTCATAGGAACGCTACGAATTGTGCCAGCAACTACTAGGCGACGACGTACTTCATTTTCCATGGCTGTGCTAACTTCTGTTTCCCAGGTAGCAGCCCATACACGAAACTGACCGCCAGCACCAGCAGGTGTAGCATTGTTATCGCTGCTATACTTGGTGACGATATTACGACCAAAACTGGTATCTTCAATGGCCTTGCCTGTGATTTTGCTTAACAGAACAGCTTTTTCTTTCTGCTCATAGCTTAGATCACCAGCTTTAGTATCTGTAAACTGCATACGGCTCTTTTGAATAGCTTCCAATTCGGCAGCCTTTTCTTTAAGAGCAATTTCTAGGCCTTCTAGTGCGCTCTTATGTGCTTCTGTTTGCTCGTTAAGACGCTTTTCAACTTCAGCTAATAGGCGCTCTGCACCTGTGTCAACTGTTTTAACTGCGGCAACAGCAGCACTAATTTTTGCCTGTAGCTCTGCATCGGCCTTATCTTGAGCAGCTTTTTCAGCCTGTGCTTTAGTTTGTGCTTCAATAACAGCTTTTGCAGCTTGCTCAGCAGCATTTGCTGTAGCTTTAGCTAACATAAGTTCTAACTCTTTTGGATCCATGTTCCATTTCCTCTCGTTTGCGCTATTTGCTACTGCGTGATCCTCAAGCTCTTTAGCTGATGGATCACTTACTGCAAATTGCTGTTTAAATAACTCAAATTCCTCTGCACTTTCAAATGCTTTGGCTAAACTAAAAAGTGTATTTTGATTAGCTGGGATACTAACTACACTAATCTCATGTAATTCTAGGTCTTTGATTAAAAATACTTCTGCGGCGCTGTTATACTCGGCATCCTTGACCCTAAACCCGATACTAAAAGCACTTAGGATACCTTTTCTAACTAGTTTATACACGTTGTCAGCAGCATCGGAGATAGTGGCTTTGATCCACAGTCCCCGCTCATCTACGCGGTGTTCAACCATTTTACCTACAGGCATTTGATGATTGTGGTATGCTAGGATAATAGGATTCTTAAGGTAGTTCTTTAAACCTTTTTCCCAAACACTAGTAGGTACTACGTCGCCTACTCTATCAACATCATTAGTAGATGCATAACCCTCAATGGTTATCGCATCGTCTTCCTGATCGGCCGCCTTAGTAGTAAACCTGGAATTAAAATAAATAACCTTGTTTTTAATGTCCATATTACTCCTTAGCCGCTTGTGGCCTACCGCCTATTGACGGATTGGCTGCTGAACCTGCAATATTAGCAGGTACTCTGATAGTATCCTGACCATCAAGTTTAGGATACCGTAATTCTTGTCTAGCCTCATTTGGTGTGATAATTCCACCATTTACTAGTGTGCTGTGATATTTGGCTATTTCACCTACGTCTGGCTGTAGTGCACTAACGCTGCTAGTTATTGCTTCCACGTCATATCCAAAATATCGCTCCAAGCTGGATATATACAGCTTAACAATTGGCAATACTGTTTCCAAGTAAAAAAGGCGCAGATTAGGGGCAATGTTAGCATTATTACCTCCAGCTAGCAATATAGGTGGAACACCTATAGTTGTCATTATGCGCTCACTGTGTGTGCGAATAGCTACATCAAAATCAAGATCTTTAAAATTCTGCTCTGACAATCGCTGCGGTTTAAGTCCCGAATCCAAGATAATTGGTCGCTTACCGCCACTGCGAGTATTATATCGCTGCTGCCAGTACTGCACAGTTTTATCCTTGGCAGCCTGCGATAGCGTATTCTCACTAGTAAGTACCAATCCAAATACGGTACCATTATCAAAAAACTTTTGCTGAAACTCTTGCATGCTGTAGAGTATGTTAATATTCTCTAAGCACGCCTGCAGTCTAGTAGCCCCACGATAGATGCTTTCGCTGCTAATATCTTTAAAGTAGAATACATCAGGCTCGTTAAAGGTTACTTCACCGCTATATTTATATCCACTAATAAATGTGCGCGTACTGCTAATAATCTCTACATGCTGTGCAGGTAAGTGGTACATAAAAGTACCATCGTAGTGTATAAATGCATTGCCTTCTAGCAATAAATCCTTGAACAATTCTCGACGAAATTCTTGTGCACTTTGATAAGGATTTGGACGAAAATTAAGCAGTGTGTTTAATGTTTTTTGACGAACACCAACTACAACTCCTTCATGCACTTTATCCCTAATATCATAATCTAAGCTGCTACAAGCACTTACTACCATGTTTACTGCACGATTAACACTGTCTATGTTCTTAAAGGCTTGTTGGTAGTTTATGATCCTACTAACACTGCCTATATTTGTGCCTTCGTCGTAGCTAATATTAGCCTGTGCTGGATTTAACTTTGTGCGAATCCAGTTACTTATCTTTTGTAACGCCATATAAGTCCCCTGTGAACTCAGCAAAATAGTTGCCATAGCTACTACCGCGAAATGTATCGCCACCACCAATCAACTTTTTACGCTGTAGTTCAATCCAGTTCTGCTGCTTAGTTACCGAGCTAGGACTAGGCGATTTGCCATAGATCCCATGCAGCTGTACATGATGTCTATTACAGAGTGTATAGACTAGGTCATATATTTCTACATGGTGCTCACTAATAAACCTGTCACGAACTGCTAAGATAGCTTCATCTGACCCAATATCAATGTTGTGCTTGCGCGACCACACCTCAAGTAGGTGTGTGATACTGTTAAGGTGATGAAGCTCTAGGTCTGTTTGACTACTGCAAATATAGCAATTGGCTTGCTTTACATAAGCTGCTTTAGCTTTGTCTCTAATCCACTTTACTGGTATGCGTTTATTTGTATTTACTGCCATAAAATTCCACAATTTTGATAATTATACATGAAAAGCTAATAGTAGTTCAACCATAAATTTTAGCTACCTATATAGTATAAGTATAAAGTGCATAACGGAGTGCATCAGCCATGTGACTATAACGATCATGCTTGGGGCGTTCACGTTGCAGTCCTTCACGATTGTCCCACTGATATTGATCTAGCATTGCCAGCACATGCTGACAATCTCTGTGCACACGCAACCTACCCTGCTGTATTAAGGTTTGTACATAGGCAATGCCTGGTAACACATCTTTTTTAGCACGTGTAGTTGCAATATCGTAGTTATAGGCAAGATCAGCTGCAAATTGTGCAGCTGCACTATCAATAAATACCGTTTCTATACTATGCTCACTAATAAAACGATGAAAATTCTCGGCATGCTCACGTGTAGTCAATTCCGACTTTAAGTAGTCGCCAACGCAATAAAAACAATCACTAGCATAATCGTAGACAATGCTTACCCAGGCTGTTTCGTCTTTATAACCTGGATCTAAACCAGCAATTGCCTCACCACGTAATTCTGGTAGTTCGTCTAACACATACTCCGGCCTAAAACCTTCATAGATTTGTCCCAAGTAGCTGGTAAAGCTAGCCATATACTCCTGCTCAAACTCTGCTTTAGGCATCGATCTGCGTGCCTCTTCAACATCTGACTCAGCCATGCGAGTATTCTCCGAATAATCCGCCTGTATACTACACCACTCCTTAAATTCCGGGTCAAATCCACGACTATAAAACTTTGAAAACCAGTTGTTACGACCACGCGGTGTACTAATAAATAGGGCTTTAGCACCTGGACGATCTAGTGTAGGACGTAGTGCAACATTAAAAGCATCTTCGCCACGATCCGATAGTGCAGCTTCATCAAATATAATAAGATCATAGCTGCGACCCACTGTACTATCCACGGTGCTAATAGACCCCATACGTATTGTACTACCATTCGATAGTTCAATAATCTTATCTTTAAGATTATCACGCTCAACCTCAAGATCAAAGTGCTTGATCAGTCTACGCTGCAGTTCAAACGAGATCGAGCTCAGGTTATAGTTTGGTGATATTATTAGTACGTTGCTATTAGGCACTAGTGTAACTAGTTGACCAATAATATTTGCTATATAAGTTTTACCTAATCGTCTAGCAAGTGCAGCACAAATAAATCTATACTTGGGATCATTGACAGCATTGATTAGTGCAATCTGTGGACGATTGATTGTATCGTAGATGTTTAGTAGTCGAAGGTAGTTGTCAATAGGCAGCTTGATAAACCGCTGGCCTGGATCAAACTCACAAATATAATCTACTTGTACATCTGGTCGGCTAACCGTTAACATTAAACGCCTTCTCCACTAATAAGCTTGTGTATAAGCTGGCCATACTTGCTGCCATCCTCGCTGTTAATTTGCACATTAACCTGTTTTTGTGGTCCAGTGTTGGTCTGTCGAGCCTTTTCCAGCTGTATTTCACGATCTAACAAGTCCATGCTCATTTTATGCGATAGTGCTAAGAGTTCAGCAATATCCTTTGAGCTACCAACTCCCGACTCCTCCATTTCCACAAACTTTTGTTTTATTAGTGCGTCCATAGCACGTCGCATAAGAAAGCGGTTATTATATCCAGTATCAAAGAATACGTGATCTATGTAATTACGGACCTCTCGTCTGGCTAGTGTGGTTGTTACAATTTCGGGATCTAGGTCTAGGTTATCGGCTACTTGTCTGGCATCCTGCAGTTGAAGATAGCAGTTGGCTATTTCCAGTGCCTCTGGACTTATCTTGATGGTTTCTGCTGGCAGGTGTGTGCTCATCTAGGCCTCACTAGGTTGTCACGAAAAATTTCCCAGCAACTTTGCCAGGTCCAGCGTAAACTGCTAGTATAAACCAGGTCACGATCTAGTGTTAGTGCGCGAACAACAGCCGCACTTAAATCCATGTCCAAGTAACCGTTTATCGCAGGCTCAACAATATCTTGTGGACCAGGTACTGGATATGCTGCTATAGGTGTGCCGCAAGCAATTGACTCCAGCATAACTATGCCAAAGGTATCCCAACTGCTAGGAAACACAAACACATCAGCCTGCTGATAGTACTCGGCTAATTCATGTCCCACCTTATAACCAGCAAAGATAACATCTTGATAATGCTCTTTAAGATAACCAAGCTGTGGACCGTCACCAACTAAGATCTTACGTGTACCAGGAATTTGCAGCTGACAGAAATCTTCCAGTGACTTTTCCCGACTAACGCGACTAACGCATAACAGTGTTCTTAACTGTTTGTGCTTTTGTGGTTGCGGGTTAAATATCTCTC